AGGTAGTTAGTGGGGTTGATGTAGAGGACTGGCTAATCCTAGAGGCTGGGCCGGACCACGAACATTACTGGGAAGCATGGGACGACGTGCTAGATAACGCCGTGGTCACTGATGATGATGGAACGCGATATACCTTGTATCAGGAAGGCGACCTTTGGCTAATCCCTGAGGGCATGGAATGGAGTGACGACGAACAAGGGTTCGTGTGGCCTAGTGAAGACGAGGAGGGCTAGGCTATGATGTACAATATCGAGGAGGCTAGACTTAAGGGCTACACTAGGGAAGTCTATGCGGCTTGCGACATTACCGAGGGACCTTACCTCGTTAAGCCGGACGCGGACTTAGGAGGGGAAGTGATAGCCTTTGACATAGACACGGAACGGTTCGTTAGGCTCTATGGCTGGCTGTGGTCCTTCGACTAGGCAAGGGCTTGACACGGCCTTAAGGACATGTATCAATGAGGTAGGCCACACCGGCCGCGAAAGAGGGACTAGGCTATGACGTACAAGCATCACGCCATGAATGAGGAGCTTAAACGCGAGGGCATGTTCTATTGCGAGTGTTGCGGGGAAGTCCTGCTAATGCCAATGCTCGGTAAGGACACCACTACGGGATACGGGATAGACAGGGAAGGAGGCCTAATCTGTTTCCACTGTGCTGGGAAAAAGGATCGGGAGGATATGCGCCGCACAGGTAAGGCGCGGCTATACATGAGAAGGATGTACAGCGGAGGCTATGTATCGAATTGGTCCGGCACGTTTAGCATCACGATACCTAGCGGAGCATTGAAGAAGAGTAGGCACAACATCGCAGGGTGGCGCTATGATGTATGGTTCCCATTTGATGGATACTTGTGGCATGGCGTACAGTATGGTGATAATACCATGATTGTCCACTGCAAGCGAACCAAGACAGGGATATAAGGGCCACACCGGCCGCGAACCACTAGGCATCAACGCACAAACGGACTGGATTAACACCATGGCAACCCACAATGAAGTCGCCCATGCATGGGCCAACAAGACGGGCAAACATAAACGCGGTTATGCAATGTTCTATGACGGTGACGTGATATATTCTTGGGGCAAGCATTTCCCTATTGCGCGGCATGTTCACCTAGAAGACCACTCCCATGCAATCCTATTCACCACTGAGAGCCGCACCGTCTCCACGGCCAAGCACAAGACCATAGTGCGGCGAGCGGTTAATGGGCATCGCGTCTTCCATGTGGAGAACGTTATGGCCGATAGCCATGACGCCCATATGTGGAATTATAGCGAGAGGCTGGAGAACGTTGGGGCGATTGTGCAGAGGGCCAAGCGAGCGCGGACTAACGGCCCATGGCTCGCAGAGACGGCCGAACGTATGTTGAGAGAGGCTAACGATTATGCCGACGCCTTTGGGCTAGGCCAGCCGCACCTCACATTGGCGGACTTAGACGCGGCCCTAGCGGATGCCCTCGCGCGGCAGGAAGCGGCGGCACGTAAGGCTAACGAGGAACGGGCACACCGGCTCAGATTGCAGCGCATAGAGCAGCGCCACAAGATTAACCCGCTACTAGTTGAGTGGCTTAACGGCGGCAATCCGCAATACAGTGTTGGCAGCAACTATGCCTTTCGTATGCGACCATTCGTCCGCGTTAAGGGCAACGTAGTGGAAACCACTTGGGGCGCCTCTGTGCCACTCTCTGAGGCGGTGAGGGCCTTTAGGCTGGCCGCGCAATGTCGCGCCAAAGGCGAGGCATGGGAGCCTAAGGGCATGGGCGGAATGGTGATAGGGGACTTTGCCCTACGACGCATAGGACCTACAGGAAACCTTGTCGTCGGATGCCATGACATTCCATTCCGGCACCAAAGCATTGCGGCGGCGCGGGCTGGTATCTCCCTATATCCCAGCGAAAAGGAGGGCTAGGCCATGGCCGCGATTATCACAAGCAATCTATCCGCAATGCAGCTAGGGCGACTCAATGCCCAACTAGATAAGAAATACCACTTTAGCTCTATTGGCGTTGCGCCAATGCGGCAATGGATAGAAGCCCAAGTCTCCATTACCAAGTCCGAAGCGGACGGAATGATGGATTACTCGCGAACCCGCTTCAATCGGATGGATAACCGCGAACAAGCGGAATATATGGCGCGGCTCAAATCACGGCGGCACTACTTCATTAACAACGTGAAGGTCCCGAAAATTGTTTTCGATGCGGTGAAGGAGGCCTAGGCCATGCTAATTAAATCTATCAGCGACTTTCGCAAAGCGGTTCGCAATGGGCCGTATGCTTGGCCCGGAGGCTATCCCCTTTATTGGATCATGGCGGACGGCGGCGCATTGGAATGGAATGTCTGCAAGACTGAGAGGCGCAACATGCTAGAGGCCCTAGCCAACGGTGACCGCTTTTGGCGGCCCATGGCCTTAGTCATTAACTGGGAAGACGCGGACCTAACTTGCGGCCACACGGGCAAGCGCATTGAAAGCGCATACGGGAGGGACTGATACCATGGAACGTAAACTCACATTCGAGCAGGCAAAGGCCCGCTACATTCACCGCTTCACTTGCGAGCACGTCCCAGCATGGGCCACGATACCGGCTCCGAACGGGCGCTACTATGCTCCGCAATACGCCACCGATAGGGAGTGGTACAATAAGACGGCGTTCAAAGGCGAACCCGCTTGGCTAGGCCTTACGGACGAATGTACCAGCCTTAAGCCCTCATGGCCGCTAGGGCAGTGGCTTGACGCGCCATTCTCACGGGAGAGGCAATACAATGTCGCATGAAGCACGGGCCAAGGCTCAGGCCGTCGCCGATCACGTTGGCAAGGGCTTCACAATCCGCCGCGCATTGGATACGTCTAACAAGAACGCGCCTTGCTGGATTGCAGCGGAGGATGCTACTTGCGCAATCGTGGTCTATGAAGATGAGCCGGACGCCGTAGTTAGTACGGGAAACCATGAGGGGCGGTTCACATGAGAGACGAACCCGATATTGACGTGGTGACAGTCAAGCGTAGCGGCGGACGGGAGACAGAGGCCCACTTAATGACGGCCCACGGCTTGGCCGTAATGATCCAGGACGACGGCTCAATCATCATTGAAGCATATCCCGCCAACGCACGGGCCAACGGTTTGCGCCTCTATGTCGGCGGAGAGAGTGCAGCGGCAATGGCCCCGCAGTGGCAACGGTGGTCGCGGCTAGTCGATTGGATCAAGCGCAAGGACAAGGGATAATGAGCGAATACGGCTGGCGTCCCGACGACGGGCAGGACGGAATTAACTGGGAATTCGTGGCTGCCATGGTCATTAACCTAGTGGCATGGCTGGGGATCGGCCTTCTAGTCTTGCACGGCCTACCACCTGCCCCTTGACACCGGACGCAAATCATGAGCATAGGACAGCGGCGCAGAGGCAATCCAGCCCTTGCGCCGTTTCGCTGTACAGCACAGAAGGACTACGATTATGGAAAGAGCCCAAAATGTTAAGCCGCTGACCGTTCACAAGGACGGGGCTGAAGGCGTCATTCAAGTTGATGCCCTCACCGGCGCAATCATCACGCCCGCCCACGAGCGCCCGGAATGGTCCGAGGGCCTCGCAGCGGCGTTGCTGCAAGAGCGGCATTCGTTCTATGAACCACGCCTTGGCCGCGATAGCGAGGCCTTCAAGTCGATCATGGCGGCCGATACGATCAACGTCGAAGACCTCGGTTGGATCGGCATCAATGCCGAGCAGGAGGAGATTGAGATTGAGGCTATAGGCGAATACCGTTCCGAAGTTGTCGCGAAGTGCCTCGGTATCAACACCGAGGAGGGCACCTTGGGCGATACGGTCGCAGAGGTCGAGGTCGATACCAAGCGGCACACCATGTCCGGTCACGAGCGGCGCATTTTCGAGGAGGCGCAGCAGACCGGCTTTGGTACCGAGGCCGAGGCGGAGCAGCAGCGGGTTGCCAAGTAGTAAGGCCGGTCCAGTCCACCGCCCTCACGAGGGCACCTAGCTGCAACGTCGGGGAGGGCTGGCCGCAAGGCTGGCCCTCTTGCGCTTCAACCAGAGAACAACGGCAATGACCCTACAACGTCAAATCAACAAGCGATACACCGCACCGGCCAGCCTGCATGTCGTGGCCTACAACGTCAGACACTCGCTGCACCGTCGCGGCCTCTTGGCCCCAGCAGCGAAGGTCAACACCATCGCCGCCATGCTCTACGCCAAGCACGGGGAGGCCGTGGTGAGCCCGACAACGCGGCAGGGCAAGGTGACCATCGGATGAGGAGCAAGGCGGTCATACGGCTAGTTAGCACACGGGCGGCAACTGAGGCCTATCTCAGGCATCACCATGCCGGGGAGCGCAAGGTCGCAACCTATGCCTATTGGCTACGCGACCTCCAGCAGCTTGCCATGCTACACGACATCACGACGGACGTGCTCTACGAATGGCAGGAGCACTGCATACAGGCGGGCAACTCCCCGGCCACGATTAAGGCGAAGATGAGCATGGTCTCAGGCCTATTCGATGCCGCCCGCCTGCACTGCGGCTATAGCCTACCTAAGCCGCGCATACCCTACCCCAAGGTCCCACGGCAGCTTAAGTGGTGGCTAACCCCAGACTACGAACGGAAGGCAATCGAATGGTGCGAAGCTCATGGAGAGACAGACTTACTGGACTACTTGCGATGGACCATAGAGACAGGCCTGAGAGTAGAGGAGACGCTGGCCTGCGAACGGGAACATTTCATCAACCTCACGACCGAGCGGCCAGAGCTATCCGTGCCGGGGACAAAGACATCGGACAGTCAAGCCACAATCCCCCTGTCCACAATAGCGGCCAAAATAGCTGGAGATCGGCTGGCATCCTCGCCGCAGCTATTCGGGAAAACATCCTACAAGCGGCTCGCAATGGCTTGGCGGGCCTGCCGAAAGAGCCTAGGGATAAGCAACCCGACCGCAACCTTGAAGTCCCTCAGGCGGCGGTTTGCGAGGGACAGGAGCGTCAAGGGTTGCCCAATGCCGGTGCTCCAGCAAATGCTGCGGCACAGGGATCAGCGAACCACTATGGAATACCTACGGCTGACTGGCGGATACTCCTCGGAGGAAATGAGACGGTGGCTATAACCGATGAGCAGATAAGGGCGTTCCGAAAGCTACAGGTCCTCAATCAATACATCGTCATGACAGGGGATGCCCTCATCATAACAGAGACGCGGCGGGACCAAGACACGAGGCTAACACTCCGGGCGCAAATATCTTCACAAAGGCTATTGACAGCCCTGAAGGCTTCATCTAAGTAGGGATCATCTCAACCCGCCCAAGACACCCGGGCACACCACCGAAGGAGCACTACAATGGCTAAGACCGGCGCATGGAACTTTGAAGTCACCCTCGTAGATGAGGTCCCGCTCACCCGCAACACGATGGCCCTGCCGATGCCGTGGCAGGCCATGGTGGACAAGTTTGAGAAGGACGGCAAGGGTGAGAAGGCGGCGGCCATCACCGTGCCGAAGGACTTCTGGATCAAGGACCGCAAGGTTCCCGACGACGACAAGGCGGCAGGCATCGCGGCTGGCCGCCTGAAGGCCTCATTCTCTGGCTTCCGGCAGGGCGTCGAGAAGCATCGCGGCGGCCTCGTAGGCTGGGGCCTTACGGTTGTCGAGATGGAGGACGATGACGGCAACTGGACCGGCCACCGCCTGTTCATCGAGGAGCAGGACCTTGAAGCCCGCAAGGAGGCCCGAGCCCGAGCCCAGAACGCGGCAGAGAAGCGCAAGGCCGATGCCGCAAAGGCGGCCAAGAAGGGCACCACCGGCACCAAGAAGAAGGCGGCCTAACGGCCTCCTTCCCACCTTCCCTCAACTGGAGACCACACCAATGCGTTTCGTTATCTTCGTCCTTTTCGCCATGGCCTCTGTTCCCGCCACAGCGGCCCCGTGGGATGGCTTCTCCTCCAGCCACATGCTGGGACCGGAAAGCCGCCTCAACGCACCAGCGCCCCGCTCTGGCACCGTGACGACCCGCAAGATCACGGTCGATCGGCGCACCGGCCGCGTTATCAAGTCGGAGGTTATCGCTCGGGAGCGCGTCGAGGACATTCGGCCTCTCTGCGACCGCCCGGCAGCCAATACTTTTTGCCACTAGTCAAAGCGGCGCAAATCAGTTTACGGCTACCTTCAAGCCCCTGCCTTCGGGCGGGGGCTTTCGTTTGTCTGCTAACCGGAGAATTAAAGATCATGCGGCACGGGGCCAACTGGACTATTGGGGACGATCCGACGCAACACCCGCTTTGGATGGAGCAAGTGAAGCTGGAGACGGAGATGGTGCAGCTAGGGGCTGACCACTACCGCAAGATGGTGCAGAACGCCAAGGACCCGGGATGGCGCAAGGACAAGTCCGGGAAGTATCCCCCGGAGATGACACGCATACAGGCCTATCGCCGGGTCATGCTTAAGATTGTCGAGGAGATGGGCGAGGCCATGAAGGCGTGGTTCCACAACTACAAGACCAAGAGAGGGGCCACGACACCGGCCGCATACGAGCGCCTTAAGGGCATGGACCCGCACGTCCTAGCCTTCATAACCGCCCGCACGATCATGGACAACGCCTGCAACCAGCAGACCTACCTCTATGGCGTGGCCCGCACGATAGGCCAAGAGTGCGAGCAGGAGTTACGGATGGCTGCATGGATCAAGGCCGAGCCCGCCCTTTGGGCCGAGGTCCAGAAGGGCCTCAAGCAGCAGCGGGCAACTGATGAGCACCGCCGCAAGGTGAACGTCAACAGGTTCAACACCCTCATCCGGGACGACGTGCAGTGGCGCAACTGGACCACCGAGGAGAAGGCTAACGTAGGCCTCACCCTTATAGGCATCCTCTGCCGGGTCACCGACGACATCACGGTCGAGGAGGAGGACAAGATGCTCAACCCTACGGGCAAGGGCAACGGTCACATGGTCATCAGGCTGTCCGACGCCCTGATGAAGCATCTTGCCAACGCCCTAGACCGGGACGAACGCCGGGAGCCCTACTACATGCCAACCCTCATCCCGCCTAAGCGATGGAACGGCGTCCGGGAGGGAGGCTACTACACCAAGTTCGTCCGCATCCCTTGGCTAATCCGTTTCAACGCCGACAATGAGGAGGTCAAGGGCATCGCGGCGGACGAGTATGACAGCCTTGACATGCCCAGAGTGGTGCAGGCCGTCCATCTAGTGCAGGAGACGCCGTGGCGGATCAACCACCGGGTCCTGAAGGTGGCCGTCCGCCTATGGGACAGCAACGCGGGCCTCGCTGGGCTGGCCCGGCAGGACCCAAGAGAGCTACCACCAAAGCCGCCCGGCTTCGACAAGATGATTGAGAAGGTCAAGGCATGGGAGAAGAAGCACAAGACCAAGAAGGTGAAGCCCGAGCCGCCCAAGGCCCTAGCGCCTGCCATCGAGGCCATCCGCCTTTGGCGCAACAAGGCGGCCATGGTCTACGGGGAGAACGCCCGCCGTGTCTCACACGCCAAGGCCACAAGCGAGTGCCTCAGGCTGGCCATGCGCTTCAAGGACCGGGAGTTCTACTTCCCGCACATGCTGGACTTCCGGGGCCGCATGTATCCTATACCGATGTATCTGCACCCTCAGGGTCATGACCTAGCGCGGGGCCTCTTGACCTTCGCCAACGGCAAGCCGGTCAAGGAGGAGGACGCCGGATGGTTGGCGGTGCATCTGGCTAATTGCTGGGGCAACGACAAGATCAGCAACGATGCACGGGTCGCGTGGGTCTTCGAGCACGAGGCCATGTGGCGGCGTATAGCGGCCGACCCCTGCGCCTCCCTAGAATGGGCTAACCGGGGCGACCCGTGGCAAACACTGGCCGCAATCATCGAATGGGTACGCTTCTTGGAGGAGGGGCCGGGCATGGTCTCCTCGCTGCCTATCCGTGTTGACGGGACGTGTAACGGTATCCAGCACTTGTCCGCCCTGATGCTGGACGAGAGGGCTGGCCGCGAGGTCAACCTCATACCGGACGACCACCCGCACGACATCTACGCCGTAGGGGGCAGGGCCTTGGAGACGATGCTGGGGGGCATCCGCGACGGGGCAGGCCTTCCGGGGCAGCAGGCGGATTGGTGGCTCCAGAGGTTCCCCGGAGGCATCCCGCGAGGGCTGACCAAGGGGCCGGTCATGGTGCTTCCCTACGGTGGGACCAAGGACAGCTACTTCCATGCAATCCACAAGTGGCTCAATGAGGTTGACCCTGAGGGCGAGACATTCGGGCACAAGGAGAGGAGCAAGATGGTGCCCTTCCTGAAGGAGCGGCTTTGGAGCACCGTGGCGGACGGCGAGATCATGAAGCGGTCAATGGAGTGTATGCAGTGGCTCAAGGACTGTGCCGCTGTGGTGGCGGAGACAGGCCTCCCGATCTTCTGGACTACACCGACCGGCTTCCACGTAAGGCACTTCTATGGGCAGGCCAAGGCGCACAAGGTCGAGACCAAGATCGACGGGAAGCGAATACAGCTTAAGATATACAAGCACACCAAGGAGCTATCCAAGAGGGACCAATACCAAGGCATCGCCCCTAACTTCGTGCATAGCCTTGACGCATCCGCCAACATGGAGACGTGCATCCTATTCCACGAGCAGAACGAGGAGGACCCGCCCTGCTACACGAGCATACACGACGCCTACGGGACCACGGCCGGGCAGATGTGGAGCCTCTACCACTGCCTTAGGCGAGCCTTCGTCAAGGTGCATAGTACGGACATGCTGCAATCGTTCCGGGAGCGGTGCGTCATCATGTACCGGGATCATCTCTATATGCACGACACCGGCCGCAGTTTGGAGGAGTGCTGGGAAATCGCGGACGATACGTTGCCCCGGCTTCCAGAAAAGGGCCTTTTGGACCTGTCGCTCATAGAAAAGTCCGATTATTTCTTCGCGTGACACAATCCAAGAAGTCCCTCTCTCCCAGCGGTTCGCACCGTCCCTCCCATTTGATACTGAAGCCGCGTTTGGCCATGTTGCATCAAATCGGAGGACACAATGCTCGGCGCACCCGCCATCCATAAGACCCGCCCCATGGACAGGATCAGCCCCCGCGCCCCTGCCATGGGTCTTCCTTTTTCTCGGGACCGCCTGCACATGGTCAACCGGGACGCCGCAGCACATGCCGCCTTTGCCATGATGGACAAGGTGCAACATGAAACGCCAGAGCTTGCCCTAGTGGCTATCTCTCTCTTGTTCACGGCACTGTGCCATCGCTTCATGATTGATCCCCACGACATGCACACTCAGGCCACCGCCATGCTTCGGCACGAGCCGGGGCACCGGGCGGCCAATGCCCACATCGAGGCACTGGACGACCTCGCCAAGGAGCAGTGGCAGCACAAGCAACTGTAGCCACCCACGGCTGCGATGAACCAACCACCACATTCAAAGGAGCCAGACAATGGCATCAGGACGCTACGCTATCTCGCCCCAAGGCCCAGCCAACCATGCGTGGGTCTCTCGGGCGGACACCAAGTTCGTCTCGGACGGCCTCTATCATGTGGACATCACCTACGAGGGTGAGGTCGCGGAGGAGTTCCGTAAGAAGATCGACGAATTGGTCGAGGAGGCCCTCGCGGAGCACACCAAGGACATGAAGCCGGGCGAGGCTAAGAAGTGGTCGGCGCACTACCCCTACGAAATTCAGGAGGACCCGGACACGGGGGCACCGACCGGGAGGATCATCTTCAAGTTCAAGCAAAACGCCACGATCCAGATGGAGGATGGCACCCTGAAGAAGATCACCATCACCGTCCGGGACAGCCAGAACAATGTGACCCTGACGCCGGTCTACGCCGGGGACATCATCCGGGTCAAGTACAAGCCCCGCAAGACTGTGGCTTCATCGAACAAGACCGCTGGCATCCGCCTCGACTTCGCGGCCTGCCAGATCATCGCCAAGAAGGAGCGCGACGGTGGCTTCGGGACGGTGGACGATGGCTACGTCGATGACCATGCCTCGGAGCCCTCCTCGAAGGGCAACCCTGCGAACGACGGCGACTACTGATCGCTCACCGAGTTCCTCCCTTGCGGCGACACCCAAGGGAGGGAGATGCCCGCCCCTGAGCCAAGCCCTCTGCGACCCTCTGCCCCTCCTGCGCTTCCCCTCCGGTTGGCGTGTCTGAGGCGTGGCGGGATGCGTCGCGGCTTGTGCTCGGGGCGGGCCACCATGTAACTGGAGACTACCACAATGGCATACCCGGACATTGTTCAGGTCAAGAGCCCGAACATCTTACTTGAGCGCATGGGTCCGACCTACCGGGTCCCCGTGCAGATCACCAGCGGGGTGGAGTTCGCGGAGTGCCGCTCCCTCCTCGTAGGCACGGCAGGCACGGCTACCCTCACCGACCGAGACGGCGGAGTGGCAGTCGATGTCCCCCTTCAGGCCGGATACAATCCCATTGGCGGCATCGTCAAGGTTGAGTTCGGCAGCGCGGCCAACATCTGGGCACTGCTATGAGGCTGGGCCTAGGGCTGACCATCGCGGGGATTGGCAAGGGGGCCGACGCCTTGCCTCCCTATGACCTCATGACGGCCCTAGGCTCGGACCTCATCGCCTACTGGGACGCTAACCGGGCGGACAGCTTCACGCTACAGGAGCTAACGGTCAACAAGTGGCGGGACCTAGTGGCGGGCTACGAGCTACTGGCCGCTGACCCTCCGTCCTCCCCGATCTACTCGCCGGACGGCTTCAATGGGGCACCGTGCGTCACCTTCAATGGGGCACAGTGGCTAACCAGCACCGACGCTGGTCTCATGGCGGCCCTCCCCAGCGGGTCTACGGACAGCGAGACATGGGTCATCTGCGAGCAGACAGCGGCTCCAGCGGATACAACCGAGCGTTACATCGTGGGATGGAGTGGGTCATCGGTAACCAGCGGAAGGGCCATGTCACGGATAGTCACATCCGGCAAGAATCTGGTGCGGAGCCGCACAGGCACCGGGGCAGGGGCAAGCAACGCGGACTTCGCCGGGATCGACTTCACCGGCCGCCATATCTTGCGCCAACAGGTCACCCCGACGCGGACCTATCTGGACTTCGATTGGTCCGGGAGCCCGGCATCCGTCGCAGTAGTCCCAGCTACCACCAACGCCCGCCTCAGGTTCGGCTCCATACCGGCCGCCGGGCAGGGAAACCTCTGGATAGGCTCGCTAGTGGCCGTCCTCATCACCAAGGCGCTGAGCCCTGAGAAGGCCCTAGCCCTGCACAACCGACTGGGATAGGACCATGGCAATAGCGAACCCGAGCCGAACAAGGGGGAACGTCTTCGGCCCTACCGGACCATCGACCACCTTCGGATGGCTCACGGACAGCCACTACGACAGCGTAAAGGCCACCGACACCAACAAGTATTACGGTGCCACGGCGGCCAAGGTCGCGGCCATTGCAGGGGAGCTTAACGCCACCCCGAACGTTGACTTCGTGATCCAGAACGGGGACTGGATTGATGGTTGCGCCTCCAAGGCACAGGCCATATCGGACCTCGCCTATGTCACGGCGGCGTTCAACCAGTGCAACATGCCGAGATACCACAACGTCGGCAACCACGATGTAGTCCGCCTCACCAAGGAGGAGATACATAGCATCACCGGGCAGCCGGGGCGCTACTACTACTTCGACCAAGGTGGGGTCCGGTTCATCGTGCTGGACGGAAACTACTCGGCGGACGACGACGCGGCGGACCTAGGGAATACAGGAGGGGCCGCCTCCCCGTTCGTATCCTACATCCCACCGACGCAACGGCAGTGGCTACAGGACACCCTCGCGGCCTCGCCCTATCCGTGCCTCATCATCTGCCACTATCCCATCTACTACGTGGGCACCTTCGACTGGGCCATCAACAACAGCGCAACGGTCATGGGCATCCTCGAAGCCTCTGGTAAGGTGGCGGGGTGCCTCTGCGGCCATCTACACGACAACTTCGTGCGGAAGGTCAACGGCATCCTCTACGCCAACATTCACGCCACGGTCACCGGGCCGTATCCGGGGCCGCTCACCTACGCGGTGGTCACGGTGTATCCCGAGACGAAGGCCATCAAGATCAGAGCCCACGGCTACGAGCAGAGCCACATTGAGGGCTGAGGAAGGAACACCAATGCTTGAATACATATTCTCGTGGCTATTCGCGAGCATCTTCGGCTACGTCATCCCTTGGTGGTTCTACCCCTTGGTGGGGGCAATCTTGGCAGCCGCCTGCTTCGTCATCCTCCCGTTCGGGGTTGACGGGTCTATGCGTCTATTCATCGCCCAGTGCGTCCTCGCGATAGGCGTCTGCCTCGGAGCCCTATCATGGGGAGTGTCCTACGGCATAGGCATCGAGAACGCCAGATGGCTCGGCCTCCAGAACGCGGAGATCGAGCGGGTCAAGGCGGGCTTGGAGGCCCAGATACAGCACGAAACCGCACGGCGGGCACTCGCGGAGGCCACCGTCAAGAACCTGAAGGAGACCCTCCGTGACTTGGACAAGGAAGCCGACGCCGAGCAGGATGCTAGTGCCCTGTGCGTTAGTGAGCCTATTGCTAATCGGCTGCGCTCACTCTCCCGGAGGCCCCGTAATCGAGGGGACGCTGGCTAAGGCCAATGTGCCCACCACAGTTCCGACACGCTACGAGCAATGCCGAGAGCTTGCTCAACTCCCGCCCTCTCGGGGAGGCTGGACCAAGGCTCAGGTCATAAAGGCCCTTGGTGCTGTGCGAGCGTCGGAGATCGAGAAGGCCGACTGCCTTCAGGACTTGCAGGATTGGACGGAGGGCCAACTCCGCAATGTCAGGGGAACCAACTGATGTTTGACATCCGAAACCTCGTTATGGCCAACGTTATGGCCGTCCTCGAAGCACTGGGGACCTACTACCAGACCCACACTCTGGCCTCTGCGGGCTGGCTCCTTGTGCTCCTGATTATGCTCGCCTTGTTCGGCTTCTGGCCCTTCGTACTTACGGCCATTGCCATCGTGGCGTTCATCGCGTGGAGCCCGAAGGCACTCCGGTAAGCCTGCCCTTCGCGGAGCAGTGACGGCGAGGGGAACCCGGCGAGACCACCGTTAGGCCAGTCTTCGAGACACTAACACCGGCACCGGCAAGGCCACTCACCCGCTGCTACCGTGAGGTCCTAAGCAAGACCTTAAACTGCACCACCCGAATGGGACCCGCTAGGGTCATTCTCCTACAGCCCGTGGAAGTCGGGCCGGGATACCCATTACATGCGACGATTACCACCGAGACCACGAGGACCGGGGCTACACCAAGACTTGGAGTATTGGCCGCAGCCAAAGCCCCGCGCAACCCATCAATCCAAACCGGAGGAGCCTATCATGGCAACCAAGACCCAAGACGCAAAGGCAGTATCCCGCAAGGCAGGCATCGTGGCCGCATCGGCGGGCGGCCTGTCCTTCCTCACCGCCAACGTGGCAGCCACCATCGGAGGCCCCATGGCCATCTGGTACGGGATAGTGTCCGTTGGCAGCGGCCTTATGGCGGCGGTCATGACCGTTGTCGCCGTCATCAATGCTATGGGGTGGGACGACTAGGGTACCGTGGCAGTATCGAGACAGACTTGGCGTAACAACCCAAAGGCGAGAGGCCTGAGGGAGGGTTACAGGTCGGGGCTGGAAGAGTTGAACGCCAAGCATCTCACAGCGAACAAGGTCCCGCACGTATTTGAGAAGGTCAAGATCGAGTACATCATACCCGCCACCGTGCGGACCTACTCGCTGGACTTCGAGCTTCTTGACAATGGCATCATGGTCGAGACCAAGGGGAAGTTCGAGCCGGTAGACAGAGCCAAGCACCTATACATCCGGCTACAGCACCCGGAGCTTGACATCCGGTTCGTCTTCCAGCGACCCAACGAGCGGATCAGCAAGAACTCGGAGACGACCTATGCAATGTGGGCAGACAAGCATGGCTTCAAGTGGGCTGCCAAGCTCATCCCCCTCTCTTGGACTAAGGAGCGCGGGAAGCCGGGACCGAGAGGGGAACGCACTATTCACGTATCGCAAGAGGCGCGAGACAAGTTTGGTGGTGCTGCACAGCGCCCTAACGCGGCCCTCAGAGCAGCGACCTCTGGAAGTCGTAAGGTGGCGAAGCCGAAAAGCGGGGATGCTTGACATCGGCTACCACATCATCATCGACCGGGACGGCACACCGCACTGCATCCGCCCGGTTGATGCCATCGGGTCCCACACCCCGGGCAGGAACCACGACACCCTGGGCATAGCCCTGATGGGTGGGGTCACCGAGGAGGGAGACTTCGAGAACAACTTCACCGCACGGCAGCTAGACACGTTGGCTTACCTGATGGCAGCCGCCAAGAAGGACTGGCCAGACGTTGGCTTCGTGCATCGCCAACAAATCCAGAGGCGCAGGGGGGACCCGAAGGCACTGCCATTCGAGATACCCACCCCAGCCGCGCCTCCGTGGAACAGCTTAACGGAGATGATCCTCTATGACGACCAAGGACGACGACCTCAGCGAGCAGCAGCGGCTCGTGCTCGAATACTTACAAGCGCGGCGGACCCTGACCCCGATGATCGCCCTCATCAGCCTCGGGATCGGCAGCCTGACCTCCCGAGTGGCGGAACTCCGACGCCTGCGTAACCCGGACGGCACCCGGCGCTACATCATCGGGGACAAGTGGTGTAAGGACCACCACGAGCGGCGCTACAAGACCTACTGGCTCGGGGACAAGGAGCCTGAGGAGCATCAGGAGCCCACCAATGCGGATGCTGTATAAGCTCAAGGAGTGGGCCACGAAGCCACATACGTTCGTCACCTACAACGGCCTGCACTACGAAGGCTATCAGGTAGTCGAGGGCATAGAGGGGAACTACAACGTCCTCCTCTCCCGAGGCTTGGACCGCGAGATAGTAATGCGTGAGGCCAAGAAGCTGGGCAACCGGCTGAGGAGGCTTCGCCGTGCCGCAGTTCATAACGGACGACGCTGAATGGGTCATGATCCCCGATGTTATAGTCGGGGACGTGGCCTACGTCTACACTGGGCTACGGGACAGCAGGGGCCACAAGATACTACGAAGGGTATCCCGCAAGGTGGGCTTCCTTGGGACTGGGGAGCCAGACCGGGAGTATATCTCATCGCAGCAGGACCAACCGGAGGTTACCAGCGATGAACTATACGAAGGCGAGTGACTGGAACGGCAAGGACCTCAAGGGCACCTGGGAGTTCACGCTCAAGATCGACGGCGTGAGGGCGTTCTATCATCCGATGGAAGGGTGGATCAGCCGAAACGGTAAGCCGCTCTACAATCTCCCATCGCCCCTAGAGCTACGTCCTGACATTGAAAGCATGGTGTGGGACTTCGAGGTCTACTGCTCCAAGCCGGGACGCTCCTCGAAGGAGAACTACAAGGCCACAATCCAATGTGTCCGCGCGAAGACCAAGGACAGGCCGGTACGGGCGGATGAGCTTTACTCGTTGGACCCGTTAGATGATCGCCTCTGGCTGGGCCGCTTCGAGAGCCCCGATGCGGCTGACATACAGACCCAGTTGCAGGGCGCACTTAACCTTGGATACGAGGGCCTAGTCCTCAGGCAGGGCCACAAGTGGGTCAAGGTCAAGCCGCGCCAGTCTCATGACGTGAAGGTGACCGGCATCATCGAGGGTACCGGGAAGCACAAGGGCCGCATGGGTGCCCTCATGACGGACATGGGGAAGGTAGGCACTGGGTTCACTGATGAAGAGCGCACCAACTTCTGGCTCTGGCACACGACAGGACACAACGGCATCGGTGACTGTCCTCTTGAGGGCACCATCATCGAGGTTGAGTGCATGGAGTTAACCCCAGCGGGCAAGTTTAGGCACCCGCGCTTTTTGAGGATACGCTATGACAAGTGAGAACGACGAACCCGGCACCTTCGGCTCCGCAGTCCCGGAAGGCCTTCAGGCCGTAATCAGGCAGGCCATGGAGGCCATCTTCGGGGAGGCCACGGTCACCGCCTTGGTGTTCCTCAATGACCCGGTGAGTGGGGCCATTGTAGCAGTCACCGCAACGGATGGGGACAGCACGGCCCGCCTAGAGATGCACCTAGGCACCGGCATCTTCCACAAGACCCGCAAGGAGCGGGGCAAGGAAATATCGAACCTGCCAGCCTATAACTGATAAGGGAGAGCACTATGGCCGGGGATGACCTCGCGGACACCAACCTTTCGGAGGTCAAGCTCCAAAGCGGCAAGTGCCCCTCCTGCAAGAACCCCAAGAGCTACTCGACCTTCGCGGACGGGCATGGGGTTTGCTCGAAGTGCAAGTTCTACACCAAGGCAACCGCCTCGGATACTACCCATCACGGGGAGCAGTGGAAGGCCCACGTCTCCTCGGATAAGCGGCTCGTTCAGCCAGACGGTCTCTCATGGAATAGGCTGGACGCTGCCCGCTTGGACCCCCAGACCCTTCGTCGCTACGGATATTTCACCGGGCCGCATAGAGGAAGCCGCATACAGGTGGCACCGCTACACGACACCGAGGGGACGATAGTAGCCCAGCAGCTACATCTCCCGGACGGAACCACCGAGATACTGCGCGGGGGAGGGCCTTGGGTCCCCCTCGATAAGATGTGGCTCATCGGCCGGGCCGCCTTCGGGGACCGCTTCGACCGCAAGGTTGTGGTGTGCCAGACGCCGAAGGATGCCATGGCCGTTGCCCAGACGGACAGCTTCAAGTATGCCGCCGTGTCCCTCATCTCCCCGATCCGGGAAGCGGAGAAGGACCTCAAGGCTAACTATCGCTGGCTCGACCGCTTCTCCGAGATCATCCTCCTTTTTGAGGCATCGCCAGAAGGCCTCAGGAAGGCTCAGGAGTGCGCTCAAATCTTCCCGGCTGGGAAGGTCAAGCTCGCCAAGATGGACGCATACAGGAGCCCCTCTGAGGCCCTGAGGGCTAATCGGCCGGGAGACATCTCGACCGCTGTATGGTCCGCCGCCACGTATCGCCCGAATGGCATCGTCAACGCGGCCGAAGGGGCGGAACTCTTCGCCAAGAACGCGGGGCTCTTGCCGCAGTGGCCATATCCGTGGCCGAACCTTCAAGCCCGAACCTTAGGCATCCGCCCGGGCGAGGTCACCTATCACATCGGAGGCACCGGGGCCAGCAAGACGACCATCCTCTACCAGCTTGCGGCCCATCTCACGTCCCTCCCATCTGACCCAGTGGATTTACCACCGGATCAGCCGCCCCAGCTTCCCCGTCCCAAGATCGGATGGCTAGGCTTCGAGGACACCATACGCTCTGTTAAGATCGGGATGCTATCGGCCTATGCCAAGCAACGGCTGGCCCTGTATCCCCTCCCAGAGGCCGAGGTCCTGAAGCTGCATGAGAAGCTATTCGGGGACGGCTACATCGAGCTATACGACCCGGAGAACGCCGAGTGGGGCTTCGAGGCCATCATGGGATACGCTAGGTATCTCATCAGGGCACTCAACTGTCCTATCGTTGTGGTGGACCCTCTGACGTTCGTCATAGCGGGGATGGATGCCACCGAGAACGAGAGGCGGGCCATCGACAAGTGCTCGCAGGAGTTCGCCGCCTTGGCCAAGCAAACCGGGGCGCATCTCATGATAAGCTACCACCTTAACCGCCCTGATGGCCTCCCTCACGAGAGGGGAGCGGAGATCACCCTCAACAACATCAAGGGTAGTGGTGGCCTAGCACACTTCTCCTCCAATGTGCTCGCCTATGAGCGGGATCAGCAGGGGGAACGCAATGACCTCATGAGGGTCAGGGCGTTGAAGATACGCCTTACCGGATGGACCGGGGCGCATCACATGGATTACCACGACCACCAGATTCTCAAGTATGACCCTAAGGCGGGGACCTACGAGGATACGGATGACGCATGGCCCTCGGAGGAGGAGGATGACCAAGCCAGTGGCAAGACAAGTTTCAAGGAAGACTACTAGATGGACGGGAACAGGGAAGAAGAACTCAGCATCCGCCTCTCACTGGCGCAGGCATGGGTCCATCTCTGGAGGAAGGCCTTCGATGCCCTCCTCCATCACGGCGTAAACGTCCGGGACACTCCCGAGTATAAGGACGACCGCCTCATCGACGAAGCCATGGCCAGCGGAAACATCCGGGCCGGGCAGAGCAAGTATCTCGAATACCTGAAGCGGGTAGGCAGTGGCATCGACGCAGCCATCCGCCGCAAGGGCTTCAAGAGGATCAAGTAATGGCATGGCCGATGGAGTGCCCTCCGGGCAGGCGCGGGATATGCGACGTTGAGACGGACGGCCTCCCGCCGAACATCACCAAGATACACTCCATGACCTTCGATGACGAGGACACGGGGGAGCACTTCGAGTGGGGTCCGCTCGCGAAGGAGGACTATAAGGCAGTCACCGGGCACGAACCGCCTCCGGGCTACATAGGCCACATTGACGACGGCATGGCATGGGCTCAGAAGGAGGTCGGCACCTTCATCGGCCACAACTTCCTCCTGTATGACGCCTTGGAGGCAATCTCGACCGTCTATCCGGCGTTCGATTGGTCCAAGAAGCTCATTCTTGACACGCTCATCATGTGCCGTATGATCTGGCCGGAAGACGCCCTGATAGGCCCGGACATGAAGCGGTGGCGCAGCAACCGTATGCCGTCCAAGTATCTCAAGCGACAGTCCCTAGGAGCTTGGGGCTACCGGCTCGGGGAGTATAAGGGCGAGTATGACGCTGAAGCCCATGGTGGCTGGGGCGTCTGGACCCACGAGATGCAGGTCTATATGACCCAAGACGGCCGGGTCAACAAGAAGCTCTGGGACCTCATCAAGAAGCGGATCGGCTGGGACGACGACTGGACACCCGAGAGTGGGGTCTATCGCTGGCCCGCTATGCCCTTCTGGATCGAGCACGAAGTCGCCCAGATACTTCACCGGCAGGAGAAGCGTGGGGTCTACTTCGACACCGAGGCCTGCGACCGCCTAGTGTCTGACCTAAAGAACCAGCAGGCAGAACTGGCGGAGAGGCTCAGGGTCCTCTTCGGCGCTTGGTACGCTCCGCTGGACAACCCGGTAAAGGGCCGCAACCCTACGCGGGACAGGGTGGTCAAGTGCAAGGGCTTCCCGGACATCACCGTCCCGAGGTTCGGCAAGAACGGCCAGCCCTTGAAGCCCTACGTTGGGCCGCCCAAGGAGCACTACTTCGCGGGAGCACCCTACTGCCGCATCCAATGGACCGAGTTCAACCCGCAAAGCCGCCGCCATCTGGCCGACAGGCTGCAACGGAAGTTCGGATGGGTCCCGACAGAGCGGACGCCAACCGGCGAGGCTATGGTCGATGAAGGCTCGATCAAGAACATCCCCGACACGGTTATCTCCAAGGAGGACCGTCAGACGATCATGGATTACTTCGTGGTCAGTAAGACGCTGGGGATGATCGACGGCGGAACAAAGTCATGGACCGCCTTCCTGAACCCGCCGAAGGGCAAGGGCGACGGGAGGATACACGGCAAGGTCAACCCGCTCGGGGCCATAACCCATAGAGGAGTCCACTACGACCCTAACCTCGGGCAAGTCATGTCCGTCAAGGTCGATAGCAACAAGCACCCCATCAAGGGCTTGGCAGGAGGCTTTGGCTTCGAGGCCCGCTCCCTCTTCGGGTCAACCCCACCTTGGGAACAGTCCGGGACGGATTGCTCCTCGCTGGAGTTCATCTGCCTTGGTCACGACCTCTATCCCTACGACGATGGGGCCTTCTCTGACCGAGTATGCGACCCCAACCGGGACGTACACGAGGAGAACGGCGCAATCTCGGGCCTTGGACGCCGGGACAGTAAGACGGTGGGCTATGCCTACATCTTCGGGGCCGGGGCTCCAAACATCGGGGAACAGGTCGGCCTAAATGCCGATGACGACCCGGTAGCCTTGGCCGCAAGCCCAGCCGTCGCGGGGCGCATCAAGTTCCTCAAGAAGGTTCAGGGGGCGGCCTACAAGCCGCTGACCGAGCACCAGAAGGCCATCATCGGCAAGGGCTACGTGGTCATCGGGAAGTTCGAGGATGCCATCGTCGGCATCAAGGACCTCAAGAAGGCCCTCAAGGCTATGGCCGAGGATCAGGGATACATCATCCTCCTCGACGGCCGGAAGGTCCTGACCCGCAAGGCTCACGCCGCGCTCAACACGAGGCTACAGGGCAACGGGGCGGTCATCTGCAAGCTATGGATGATCCTCATGCACCAGAAGCTCGCGGCCCACGGGCTGAAGCTCCTGATAGACTACAACCAAGTCCTATGGATACATGACGAGCTTCAATTCGAGCATCGTCCGGGTCTAGGGGAGCTATTCAAGAGGTTAAGCGATGAAGCGGTCAAGGAAGCGGGCAAGATGCTCGGCCTCCGAGGCACACTCCGCACGGAAACCAAGACGGGCGTCAACTGGGCCGAGTGCCACTAGCGTCCCCAAGGTAGGCCGGGGAAGGGCAGCCCCGGGACTAGGCTATCGAGGTCCCATCCCAGATGGGGCCATCGAGGTAGTCAGACGGGTATGGAAGGGTCCTCTATCACTGGAGAGCAACTACGCCCGAGCTAATCGGGTTGAAGTCGCCTTCGCCGCGTCAATGGGCTGGCTTACTGTCATTCACCCGGATGGCAGGAGCTATGCCCAAGCGTGGCATGTAACCGCTGCGGGGCTATATGCCATCAAGGAGAACTAACCATGCCTGAGCCGTTTGAGTTACCAGAGAAGGAGGAGATCACCCTCCTCATCGACGGCGATACAATAGCCTTCAGGGCAGCATCGTCGTGCCAGCACACCTTAGAGGATGTTGACGGCTGGGTCATGCCCTTCGCCAACATTCACGAGGGGCAGGCGAAGTGCGACAACCTCATCATGGGCGTCTTCAGGGACCTCGGAGCGACCCACCTTCAGGTCTACCTTTCGGACCCGGAGAGCAACTGGAGGAAGGAGTTTGAGCCCTCCTACAAGAGCAACCGTAAGGATAGTGTGCGGCCCATGCTGCTTGCCCGGCTCAAGGAATACCTGCGTGTCCAATACGGAGCTACGCATTGGGCGGGCCTTGAAGCTGACGACGTGCTGGGCATCTTGGCTACTTCTCCTCAGGAGTTCCCCGGCTTGGCGATTGTCGTCGGCAAGGACAAGGACTTCCATACGTTCCCTGCACTCCATCATCAACTCGGAGATCGGACTGCCAGCGGGAAGCCCTTGGTGCGGCAAGTCTCGGCAGCCTACGCTGAGTGGTTCCATCTTGTGCAGACACTCGCTGGGGATGCCGTTGACGGATACCCGGGATGCCCCGGCATCGGGATGACACGGGCCAAGGCCATCATGGCGGACCCGAAGATACTCGTAGCCGAGACGGGCACCATCACCAGAGGCATCCGCAAGGGGCAGTCTACGGTCAAGTGGACGAGCACACCGGCAAACGGGAACCTCTGGGCCGTCGTCGTCTCGCACTACAAGAAGGCGGGGCTCACGGAGAAGGACGCCCTGAAGACCGCCCGGCTGGCGCATATCCTTCAGGCTGGGGACTATAACCGGGAGACCGGGGACATCACCCTCTGGACGCCGCCAAAGTCCATAACGCTGCCACGAGGGGAGAGGCTGTAGTGACGTTACACCCTATGACCAATATGCGGAAGCCGCTGATGGTTTCTCTATGGGCTCCTCCCGGGGTCGGAAAGAGCACCACGGCGGCCCTCGTGTTCAACGTCCTCAAGAACCGGGGACACCGGGCCGAGCTAGTGCTGGAGTTCGCCAAGGACATCACCTACGAGCAGAACTGGAAGGCATTTCAGGACAGCTTCTACGTGACGGCCAATCAGGAGAGGCGCAACTCCCGCCTAGTGGGTGAGGTTGACATCATCGTCACCGACAGCCCGCCCGGCTTGGGGCTCCTCTATTGCCAGCCCTCGGAGACCGACATCCTCCGGGATATGGTCCTCCATTATCGGCAGCGATACGAGAACATGGACTGGCTCCTCATCAGGGACCCGGACAGGCCCTACCAACGCTACGGCAGGACCCAGACGCTAGAGCAGAGCATTGCCCTCGAAGGCGACTTGGTGCGGCACATGAAGCGCATCTGCGATAAGGGCTACCATACGACCTCGGCCGACAGGTTCGGTGGGGTCTACATTGCGGACGCCGTTGAGAGGAGGCTGGACTATGCGCGATGATCGGGCCTTCCAAGTGACAGTGGACGATGAAGTGCAGCAGGAGCTTGACCGGGTATTCGGCCCGGAGGAGCCCCGCGAGGAGAAGAAGATCGCACCGAGGCCGCCCCCAGTTAAGGCCACGGGCAAGCCTCCAGAAGTCAAGAAGCTAGACCCAAAGGGGATGCGGAAGCCGCAATGCCCAGCGGGCGACAACGTGGTGCTGCCCAAGCACTACGCCCGGTTCCAGATCGAGCCCATCAGGTTCATCGGAGAGAACCGGCTCAACTTCTTCCAAGGGAACGTCATCAAGTACATCTTACGATATGACGCCAAGAACGGGTTGGAAGATGTTCGCAAGGCCAAGCGTTACTGCCGGATGTTTGAGCTATTCCTGATGGACCATCCAGACTGGAACGGCCCGGACCCGGAGGAGAAGGATCGTCAGGCCGAAGTGGCTGCCATCTTCGCGCAGATTAGGGCAGCCGTCGCGAAGGCAGTGCAGGATGCGGACCCACGATGCAGCAGGGAGCAGCTTGTAAGCCAGATACGCGGGGCAATAACCATAGTCGAAAGCAAGCATCATGAGAACCCTCAGTGAGAGGCAGGCAAGGGCGCTATCGAGGCTGGGCCTAAGGGTCCCCGACCGCACCAAGCTGCCCTCTATTCCCCGGCTACCCACGGCCGCAATAGCCGCGTTGGAGGAACTATGGCCAGTCCGTCTCATCGCCCCCGGTGAAGACGTTGATGCTTATCGCGAACACTGCGGGGCCGCCCGTCTTGTTCAACTGCTTAAGAGCTACAGCAAGGAGCCCTCGGACCCGGATTGGCTGGACGAGGAAGACCTTGATGCGGAGGCTATTGGCAGGGCTATCGCAGCAGCAAACGGGACAACCTACAGAGGAGACTAATGTTCCTGTTCTACATCGTCGCCCAACTCGTGATGCTCACTATCTGGGCCTTGGCCCCGGTAGGCACACTCCCGGGCTGGGCCTACTTCATCCCCCTTATGGCCTTAACCATGCACACGATCGTCCTTATGTGCGTCCTCGGTGTGGCCATGTTGGCAATCTCGCTCAGTAACCAAAGGAGGCGCTAGGGAATGTGCTTCAGCAGCGACCCGCCTCAGGCTCCGAACAACGCTCCGACCTACTCGACGGATCAGGCCAAGGCCGCATCCGCCGCAGCGGAGATCGCCAAGGACCCTACGGCGGACGACAGCTTGCAGGCCTCTAAGGTAGCAAGCTCCCAGGACACCACAGCCTCGCAGTCGAAGAATAGCGGCGCGATGCTGGGCAACTTAAGGATGTAACCATGTGCAGCGGAGGAGATCAACCACCGCCCCAGCAGCAGAACCAGCCGCAGAGCCCGACCACCCAGACCCTACCGGCAGCCCCGAACGCTATGGCTGCCCGACCGGACGCCACCCTACCGCCGACTACAGGTGGGAACCGCCCGGGCAACACAATGGGCACACCGGGGACGGATGACGGCTCACGGGTTCGCTCGGGGACGCGGATCAACCGGACATCATCGGCAGGGCTTGCCATGGGCACGGACGACCCACGGTCCAGCAACTCAGGGCTGTTCATGTAGCAGCAGGAAGGAGAAACCAATATGTGCGGAGGAGGAGGTTCACCGCCCCCAGTCACACCAGCACCGGCCCCGGCACCGCCCGAGGCTGCACCCTTGGAGACCAGCCTCACCGAGGCCCGCCGCCAAGACAGTAGCGCCAAGTACGGCACCGACGATGGGTCGGACGGCACGAGGGTCCAGCGCAACGAGACCCGCACGGGCTCCGTAGCGGCGGGCACAAGGGTCACCGGCCGGTCGCAGGGCACGAGGCAGAGCAACACGGGCAGCGGCCTGTATATGTAGGAGCGAGAGGGATGGTTGATAACGCCGCGCCTCCCCGGAAGAAGGAGCACACCCGCTTTCGGAGAGCCAAGAAATACTCCCTCGGTAGTGAGGCGAAGGAGCTATATGACCACCTTGCAAAGGATCGCGAGAGGGTCATAGACACCGCTAGGGAAATGGCCAAGATCACCATCCCCTCCCTCATGCCGCCCGAGGGCTATAAGACCGGCGACAAGATCGGGACCAATGAGCAGTCCGCCAACGCGATGTGCGTCAACACGCTGGCCTCAAAGCTCATGTTCATGGCCCTGCCTACAGCCATGCCGGTCCTGAGGTTCGAGCCTATCGAGCACAAGCTACAGGCCGACATCAGGAGGAACCCGCATCTCTGGACCCAGATTGACGCCGGGCTGGGGCGGCTGGAGATCGAGCACCGGAAGCGCATGGAGGCCACGACTATCCGGTCGGCCTACGTCGGTGCCATGAAGCAACTCGTTGTGGCCGGTAACGTTTGCTGGGAGCACAATACAATCGACAACCCGCTCTATCACTCCATCAACTGCTACGTGGTGAAGCGGAACAACTACGGCCAGCAACTCTTCGTCATCCTGAAGCGCACCGTCGATGTCATGGACCTTGACGAGGACATTCAGGACATGATCTACCGGAAGCACCCGGAGATGCTGGACAAGGGCAAGGAGTGGGAGCGTCAGGTTGACATCTACGCGGTGTGCAAGCGCGTCAGGGACATCAACGAACCGGACGGCTACCTCTGGGAATACTGGGAGGAGTATGAGGGCGAGATGATACCGGACACGGAGTTCACCGCCCAGTATGATGCCCCTCCGCTCTACGCCGCTTGGATGATCCCAGTGTACGGCCAGAACTGGGGACGGTCCTACTGCGAAGAGTATCGGGGAGACCTTACGGCAATCGAGAACTTCTCCGCCTCACTCGGGGACGGGGCGGCAGCGGCCTCCTTGATCCTCCTCTTCCTGAAGCCCGGCTCGCGGACCTCCGCCAAGCAACTCCGGGACGCCCAGAACATGGAGATGTTCACCGGGTCGGCGGAAGACCTCAGTATGTTCAAGACTGAGAAGATGGCCGACTTTAACTTCGTCTCGGCGGAGCTAGAGCGGGCTATCCAGCGGGTTGGCAGGGCCTTCCTCCTCGTGTCCTCCGTGCAGCGACAGGCCGAACGGGTCACCGCCGAGGAGTGGATCAGGATGGCGCAGGAGATCGACCAAGCGATGGGAGGCGTCTACTCGGAACTCGCGCAGTCGTTCCAGCGCCTCGTGGTCAACCGCTTCGTGGTCCTGCACAACGAGAGTGCCCCAACGCTCCCGAAGCTCCCACCGGGCATCTTCCGGGTCGGGGTCATCACAGGCATTGAGGTCATGGGCCGCTCGACAGAGGGCGACGCATTGGTCAAGGCCACGGGCACCTACTTGGAGCTTGGCGGCCAAGAGGCGGCCAAGAGGATCGACTACGATGAGCTTGGCAACCGCATCTACATCTCAGCAGGCGTGAAGCTGGACGGCCTCATGAAGTCGCCCGAGGTCCAAGCCCAAGAGATGCAGCAGGCGAAGCAAGACGCCATGCGGGCAACCCTGATGGAGAAGGCTTCCGGCCCAGTCGCGGGGGCACTCGCTAAGGGCGGGGCTGATACCATGGTCAACATGGCAAATCAGGCCCAGCAGAACGGAGCGGCCCCTCCCGGGGTCACGCCATCGGATAACGCAGCCGGGGTTGAACCCCAATAAGGACGGAGAACTACGAGAATGGCAGGAGAACAAAGAGCGCCCATGGGCCAGCCTTCATTGGCTATCCCGGTCGAGGTCGAGGCTGGACAGGGCGATGGCCAGACGGCGGACTTCAACCCGCAAGGCGGTGTTGACCACGGCGTTGTGGACGCTTCGCAGGGCTTGACGGCGGACATCACGAACGACGGTGCCACCATCAACCGCGAAGACGAGGGCACCGGGGAAGGCGAGGATCACCGTGAGCTTGCCCAAGAGGGCGAGCAGACGGAGCCGATGCCGGACTTCAACCCTGAAGACCCGACTTCGGTGCAGACCTTCGAGAGCCGCTTCACGACGAACGACGGCGGCTACAATATGGAGACCCTCTCGCAGGACTTCTTCGCCAATAACGGCCAAGGCCTGTCCGAAGGCACCTACAAGTGGCTGGAGAGCCGGGGCATCGACCGCACCACGGCGAAGGCCGTCGAGGCTGGCCAGCTTGCCTTGGCCAATCAGGGCTCCAATGCGGTGTTCGCTCGGGTCGGCGGCGAGGCGCAGTACCGGGCGGCCATCGACTGGGCCAAGGGCGGCGGCTACACCCCTGCGCAGCGCAAGGCCTACAATGATGCCCTCAATGCTGGGGGCGAGCGGGCCAACGATGCGATTGATGCCCTGATGGCCCGTGCCCGCAAGGCCAACCCGGGAGGCTTTCGGGTCCCCCCAGTTCGGCAGACACCGGGACGCTCTGCGGCTAATGCGGGCGGAGGCGGAAGTCCGGCTTCTGCTCCGGTCGAGAAGTACGCATCGTATGCAGACTACTCCCGCGACCTCAGAAGGGCTCGCAAGGAGAACAACCAAGCCCTCTTCGACCTCACCCGTCGTAGGGGCAAGGCGAGCGGCTTCTACTGAGATGGTCTCTTGGCTTTGGCCGTGGCCTTCGTATAGGACATGGAGGAGGAGAAGGCGCAAGCTGACCACCCTCGCATACCTGTCCAAGGTCGCGGACATCAAAGCCCGGATAGCCATGGCACCGAGCCGGGCCAAGGCGGAGATCGAGATGGACCTCCGCTGGGCCTCGCCCTTGGATAGGACATGGCGGGACGAGATCGTCACCGTCGTGTTCGCCCTCCCGATAGTCGGCCTCTTCATACCCGGCTGCCGGGAGTACATCTTCCATGCGTTCGATGACTTGAAACGCTTGGACGACAACGCTCCCTCCCTATTCATCTGGGGATGGGCAATCATCTTCGGGACCACCTTCGGTATCCGAGGCATCAAGTCCATGTTCATGCCCACGAAGATCGCTTCGCTGGTGAAGGCCATGGGTGAGGTCCAGCAGGTATCAGACACGGACCTAGAGACGGCTCAAAGGGACGCCGTAAGTCCCCCTCCATCAGTTGCTCAACCTTAGAGGAGACCTCACTTTGAGCGAATTTACCGACGCACGGTCCCGCCCGGGCCAGAAGCTCAACTCGGGTACCGACGACCGCCAAATGTTCCTCGTGGAGTTCGGGGACCTCGTGCTTCAGGCATGGGAGGAAACCAACTCCTACGAGAACCTCACCTTCACCAAGAACATCACGCAGGGCAAGGCGGACACCTTCCCGATCATCGGCCGCAAGCGCGATGCCCGGGAGCACGAGCCGGGCGAGGAAATCCTCGGTGGCCGCGTCGAGCACAACGAGGTCACGATCACCCTCGACCGTATGCTTGTCGATGCCGTCTTCGTGGCGGAAGTCGATGAGTTGATGAACCACTACAACATCATGGAGCCGTATGCCCGCCAGCTTGGCGAGAGCCTCTCGACCTCCTACGACCGTCGTGTGGCCATCATGCACATCCTCGCGTCCCGGGTCACCACTCGCCCCTACGAAGGCGGTCCGGTCCCCAACGGCTACTTCCATGCGAACGCGGCTACGGACCCGCTGCATCTGGAGAACGCGGCCTACGCGGCGGTGGAGTTCATCCGGCGCTTCGATGTTGGCGGCGGCCCCCTGAGCTTCCGCATCCCGCACCAGCAGTATCTCCTCTTGGCCCGCTACTCGCCTATCGACAGCGTCCAGTTCTCGGGCTCGGGCAACCGTGCTCGCGGCACCGTGGGTCAGGTCGGCGGCCTCGTGCCGGAAGGCGTGAACCATATCCCGCGCACCAACATCACCACGGGACTGGCCAAGTATCAGGGTGACTTCTCCGCTACGGTCGGCCACATCTCCAATCGTATGGCGGTGGGCACACTGGCCATGCGCGGCCTCAAGGTGGTCATGAAGGATCAGCCCGAGCGTCTCGGCACCATCATGATTGCCTCGAAGTTCAACGGCCACGGCGTCCTCCGCGCGGAGTGCTCCTTCGAGATCGCAACCAGCGACATCACGGGAGTTCGCGGCGCCAATCACCCGGACGTGAACCTCGCTACCTGATCCCGTGCAGTACGAGCGGCGGGGAGGGCTTAACGGCCCTCCTCCTCGCTAACCATAAGGAACTTGCCCGATGGCAACCGACTACCTTGATGCCTACCGGCCGCCTGTCACGCTCCTTCAAGCGGTCAACATGGTGTTGGCTGCCATCGGACAGGTCCCTGTAGCCTCGCTCGCCTCTAGCTCCTCAAACGTCTCCGCCGAGACGGCCCTCAACCGCATAGGGGAGAGCCTGAGGGAGACCTTGGAGGAGGGCTGGCACTTCAACACCCTTCCCGACTTCATCATAGACCCGAACGCCGATGGTGAGATCGTGCTCCCGGACAACATCCTGAAGTTCGAACAGGGCTACTTCCCGGGCGGCTGGAACATGGACCTCGTGCAGAGGGGCCAGCGGGTCTTCGACCGGAAGAACGCCACCTATAAGATCAACACCAGCGTCGTGCTGCACTTGGTTGAGAACGTGCCATTCGAGGAGTGCCCTACGGCGCACCGATGGTATATCACACTGAGGGCCGCCCGACGTGCCGCTGCCGGGACGCTCATCTCCTCGACGGCCTACCAGTTCACTAAGGCGGACGAGGACATCGCCCGTCTCAGGATGGAGCAAGCCGATGGCCAGACGGCCCGGCGCAACTTGCGGGACAATCCGCATATCTACCGGATGAGGAGAAGATAATGGCATGCGCAGGATGCGATAGCTGTGGCGATGGCCTCTATCAGGTCCATGTCACCCTCGGGCGACACCCTGGGAGCAAGCTCAGGCTGACCAAGGGCTACGACTTCAAGGTCCATGTCCTCGTCAACCTCCTGCCCAACGGCCGATGGCGCAAGGAGTGGGTCACCACGACGAACATCAAGGGCACCGAGCGGGAGGCCGTCCTGCACATGCGGGACATGGCGAGGGCCGCAAAGGCTATCCACGTCCCGGTGCATCGGCAGAAGATCGAGGTCCCGGCCTTCAAGCTACCGGAGGGGCGCGGCGTCCTCTACGTTGAGGCGCACTGCAAGGCCCTCCTCTCGATGACCAATCTCGACACGGCCATCAAGGAAGGGCGTAACGTCTCCGTCAATGTGGAGAAGCCGGGCAACCTGATCGTCACCTTCAGGCGGCCGACATGGGACGCCGTGAAGCAAGAAGTCGGGGAGGCAGACATGGGCCGCTTCCTCGGGTTCAACTCAACCGCCCCCGTGCAATACGAGGCGGCTATCCATGACGACAACCCGGATAGTGACAACGACTGGATGAGACCATGGCGAACGAGTTAAAGAGCTTCCCCGTCGCGAACCTTATTCAAGGGGTATCGCAGCAGACACCGCAGCAAAGGCGGGAGACCCAGTGCGAGGTCCAGTATGACTGCTTCAACTCCCCGATTAATGGGTCCGAGGCGCGGGCGCACTTTGACTTTATCCGTCTGATCGCGGGGCGGGATTACCGGGACGCCTATTGCTACGAGATATTCCGGGGCGATGAGGAGCACTACCTTGTTGTCATCTCCGACACGGTGCAGGATGGGCATAGGCTGTTCATCTATAACCTGCTCGACGGGACTGACAGTGTGGTGACCTACACCGCCTCGGAGGACTATATCGAGGCCATCGCCAACTACGCCAAGGATGCCTTCTGCGCGGCGACGGTTAACGACAACACCTTCCTCGCAAACCGCGAGGTCATCCCGCAGATGTCTACCACGAACTTGGCACCAACCAAGTACAACGAGGGCATCATCTACTTCAAGGCCGGGGGCTATAAGGTCACCTTCCAAGTCTCGGTGGTCTACAACGGGCACGTCTATGTCTGGAGCTACGAGACGCCGGATAACTCGGTTGGTGGCAATGCGGCCTACATCACGACGAACCAACTGGCGGTGACCTTCTTCCGGGGCTTCACGGGCGGGGCTCCGGTCCCGCACACTTCGGGCGACGTGCTGACGGCAGACAATGGCAACGTCGGGGCGGCGGGCGTCGGGCTGGCTACCGCCTCCGGGGCCATCACCCTTATCTCGCTCGGCTTCTACGTGGGCATCAACGGCAACTGCCTCATCATCGGCCGCTCCGATAATGCGCCCTTCAAGATCGACACGTCGGACGGCGTTGGGGACACCTACATCCGGTGCGTCAAGGACACGGCGCAGAGCTTCAGCGACCTCCCGAAGTCGTGCTTCGAGGGCTTCACCACGAAGGTCATCGGGACGAACAAGCAAACGGACGACGACTACTACGTGACATGGACGGGCAGCGATGGCTCGGGCGGCTACTGGAAGGAGTGCGTGGCACCCGAGACGCCACTGAGCCTCGACCCGGTGACGGCACCACACGTCCTCGTCAATACGGACTATAACGAGTTCGAGTTCAAGGTGGCTCCATGGGGCGACCGCATCTCCGGGGACGGCATCTTGTCGTCCAAGGACCCGAGCTTCATCGGCAGGGAAATCCGGGATATGTTCTACGACAACTCCCGCTTGGCCATCCTAACGGAGGGCTCGGTGGTGTGGTCTAGGGCGAGGAACGCCTTCGTGTTCTTCCCGGACAGCGCCCAGACGACCCTAGACACGGACCCTATCGACGCGGACATTGGCGGAGGCAAGACCATCGCGCTCCTCCGAAAGGCGGTCCAGCAGGACGACACAACGTTCCTATGGGCTCCGAAGATACAGTTTCGGGTATCGTCGGGGAACAACCCCTTCCGGCAGGACACGGTGGAAGCCAAGCCGTCAACCCGCTTCGAGTTTGCGCCAACG